TCGTTTCGCACACTTATGTAAACACACTACCAACGAGAGCTGAAGAATCTACAGGGTTTCGAAAACCGACGAAAAGATGTTGTTTTTTTCATGAAAAGACTAATTTCAGATATTTAAAAAAATAAATAAAGGATACTATCGTCTAGACTACTGTACCATGTTTTTATGATAGTATAGCATTTATTTTCAAAAATTTTTCTGATTTTGCCTGCCAGAATGCCAATAAACTGCCGGTTTTCGAAAACCGACGAAAAGATGTTGTTTTTTTCATGAAAAGACTAATTTCAGATATTTAAAAAAATAAATAAAGGATACTATCATCTAGTCTACCGTATCGTGTGCTAAAGATAGTATCATCGTTTTAATTTAACATATTTTTATACTTAGATAACAGAACTATGAGTATAGAGACATACAAATTCACGATGTACTCGTGTGATTGTGGGTACACAACGAGTAAAAGTGGTAATGCTGCCAGACACAAGAAAAAATCATGTGGATACGAAATTTCGCTGGAAAGTAAGAATTTTGTTTTGGAATCAGATCATCTCAAGACTGTCGCAGAATTGAAGAACACGACAAATTCCATCACGATCGAACAATCTGTCAATGGCGATCACAGCATTGCCAATGTAGATAACAGTACCAATATCACCAATATAAACCTAATGCTCCCCGAGCGAACGACGAAAGAGGATTTCGTTATGTATCTCGAGACTATGGAACGCCTCGGTTTCAGGACGCCCGACAAGATCATAAAAATGCCAGGGAGTCTGCTGATGCTCACGCGAGACGCCAAGAAACTTCCAGGAGCGCTCGTCGAGAGAAACAAAAAAATCGTCGAGAAGCTGCCGGACGGTTCGGAGCGAGTCATGGGAAAGAAGAAGGCCGTCCAGACGTACACGCACGAGGCGGTGGACGCGTTGTATTTGCGACCTCCCGCCGACGGTGTCGACGATTTTTTAGAGACGGAACGCGGGTTCAAACGGACGAAGATGTCCGTCCAGGACGCTGCGAAACTCAGAGTCGAGAATCCGGTGGCGTTTCATCACGAGGTTCCCGCGTGCGTGAAGGCGCTCCAGCAGAAGATGGAGACCCACACGGAACTATGCCTCGACAAGATAACGAACGATAACAAGACGAACGGCTTTCTTTGAGTTACTCGTCGATAAAAATAATATTACACTACATTAAATATGCTCGACACTATCCTCGTAGTTCTGATCATGCTCATGGTGGGCATCGTGGTCCATTCGGAGAGCAAGTACTTGTTCGCAAAACCGACGTGCTCCACGTGCGGGACCGGCGACGCGAAGATCCCGAAGTTGGCGATCGCGAAGGCGCAGATGGCGAAGGCGCTCGAGAGTATCAAGAAGCAAACAAAATCGATAAAGGACCTGATCAAGAAGACCGGCGACGCCCCGCTGCCGGTGGATTTCGTGGACCCCATCGAGCACGTCGCCGGCAGCTCGACCGTCGTGGTCGGCGCGAATGTCATAGAGAACAAGATCGACGAGGATCTCCCCTTCAGCGACTACGACAAGACGCCGGTGAAAGCAGCGGCCTTCGACGGCACGATCCAGGGAGTCCAACCACCGATCTATTCCGACCCTCGTGTAATGAACCCGGTCCTCGCGGCCGCTCCCGTCCAGTTCAGCGACCCTGCCGTCTTCGGGACCTTCGGCGTGACGGACGACACGTCCCCCGCGTTCACGAATCCTTCCAGAATACTCAAGACGAACGCGAAGATCGCCGGCGACAATTCGTTCGAGGGCTTCGAGGACGGTCTCGACGCGAACGGCGCGCGCTTGGTGATGAACGGCAAGGTCGTTCACTCGGCGTGTCAGCTGCCGAGCTACCAACTGAACGGCAACGCGCCCCCTCATACGACTCTGCCGCAGCGCTCGCTTCACGAACCACCGGCGGTCGTCGAGGACCTCGTCGACGGAGAAATTTTCGACGGGCTCCAGGGATTTCCTGTGGACGAGAAGCTAGATCTGCTGACGCCTCCCGGCACAGCGACCCCGTTTTCAGAATTTTGTGCCATAAACTACGGCGTATACGATGGCTAAGCATATCGACACACAAAACATTTAATAAAACTCATGACTGTATTAGAATGTCTGATTATCTGGTAAAGCCGCTAGAATATTTTTTCGAAGACGGGTCGCACGTCATCTTCGAAAAATATACCATTGACACGCTCGGCATCATCAGAAACAAAAAATCAGGAAAAACAAAAAAATATAGACAAGACGAATATGGTTATAACACGGTGGTAATTTATGACGCAAAAGGCAAACAGCGTTCCATACGCGTCGCTCGCGCAGTCGCATCAACGTTTCTCGGGTCGCCCCCGACATCCACACATACCGCTGACCATATCATCAGCGAAGAGAAGAGCGACGACGCACTGTCGAACATTCGCTGGAACGATCTTCCAGGTCAGCGTGCTAATCAGAAGCGCATCGATACAAAGAAGTCTGCGTTCATCATCGTCAAAAATGGTATCGAAAAAACTACTAAAGAGTGGGTCAAATATCTGGAGAATGAGAGGTCAAGTCGCGACAAGAAGTATACCAAAGAAATGATCACAGGATATGCTATAAGGAAACAGCATGGCTTTGCGTATAAGGAATATTCGGATCTCCCTGGTGAAATATGGAAGACAGTGCCGAGTTCAAAAAACGGTAAAGAATCGTATTGGGATGTTTCTGATCAAAATCGCGTAAAATATATTACACAGCACGCAACAAATGTATTTTCAAACAATCGCCTTAGAAAAAACAGCGATGGTTATCCACAGGTTAGTGTTAATAAAAAAAATATTGGATGTCATGTCCTCGTTTTTATGACATTTTATCCAGATATATGGGCAGCAAAGAAGCCAGATGAGATTGTCCTTCATGAGGACGATGACAAAGAAGACTTTCGACCTCACAAACTTCGTCTCGGTACTCAGTCGGAAAACACGAAGGACTCGTACGACAATGGAAAGCGCGATGGCACGAAGTCCGCGCGAATGAAATGCGCTTCTTACGTCGAAGGTGTGTTCGAAAAAGAACACGAGAGTCAGATGTCCGCCGGTGAGTATCTGAAACATAAAGAGTGTTCGAAATCAAGCATAGAGAATATCGGTAGCGCTATTAGCTCCGCGCTGACAGCATTTCGCAACGGAAAAATCATCACGCGATACGGTCGCACATGGAGAACTGTCAATTAAATTTTACATAATTTTTTGATACAATGTTTGATGAAAATGACTTTTTTTTATCAAACATAAAAGCGAAACGTCAGCGTGTTATGAACGACGGTTTAGTTGTTATTAAGTGGCGAGCATCCGATGAGATAACGATATGCCGGTATAGTGGTCGATGATATAGCAACTTCATAAGGCATTCCACCGTTCGTGTTTTTACCACAGCCAATCACAGAACCATCTTGAAGTACAATTGCAGTGCCACCAGAGGCGTTTTGATATCCTGTGAACATAAAATCTGATACACGTTTTTGTCCCGGGAAGAACCGGTTCACTTGCACAAACGAGGTCAAGAGGTCGGTGTTACCAACTCCCCAATTTCCCACACCATTGTACCCAGTCGCGTATAAATTTCCAGTGTTATCTAAAATACCTCCCTGGTAATACTCGCCGGTGAACGGAGAAGCTCCACAATGTATTTTTGGTGTCATGGTCGGTGTTCCCACATTGGACAACATGTTCCGCTGGAATCCTAAAGATGAAAATCCATCTCCATTGTAGAATGTCGTCGTGGTTGTCGTTGCATTCGCAGCCGAAGGTATGCCACATAATGGTTTATACCCAGAAAACAGCACTTGTCCGTCATTCTGGATTATGAGGTGAGCACAGTCTCTTCCATCATTAAGTGCCCCCATCGCTGCGATGTTCGATCTGTTGCTGTTCTCGCGTGTCATCGTCGTCATATTCGTCGTGTTTCCGATCGCCAATTCGCCTTGGTAATTGGCACCACAAGCAAATGATGTACCATTCGCGCACAAAACTCGTAAACTCGTGCCATCTCTGTTATTACCTGATTGCCCACTCCATGCATTCATGAACTGTATGTCGGTAACGTTGGATACGTTCGGCACTATGGTAGGTATAGTTATGGCTGATGCAGTATTTCCGAGTCCACATGCGCCAACGTTATTATACCCCCATGTGAAAACTCGGCCGTTTGACATCAATGCAGCAGTGGTTCCCGGCCAACCAGTCGTCAATACCTTCGCCACGTTTGCGCTCGCCAGACCATTTGGTATAGCAGGTGTGTTATTGGACGTCTGTACCGTCCCTCTTCCAAGTGTTCCATACTCGTTAACTCCCCACATGTATAATTGTCCATTTCCAAGTATGGCGGCAAAAGATCCGTAAGTTATAACTCCACCGGAATTAAATGGCCTCGCTGACCCCCCCGAGAGTTGTGCTACATTACCTGGGATGCTTATTTGCATGGGTATATAGTTAGACACTGACGATGTTCCATATTGAGCCCCCCAAGAGAACACGCGTCCATCTGTCGTTAATGCCGCGGCATTGAATTCATTATTATACATGTTTGTAAATCCAGTAATAGGAGATGTTGTTGTCGATGGGATACAGGCGGGCGTAAGCGACGGGTTGTACTGTATATATCCTCCTACTTGGGTAGAAGACGTAAATCCTAGACCACTTGCCACTATTTGGTTTTTGTACATGAACATGAGCACTTCGCCAATGGTATCGCAATACGTGGTCGATCCTCCAAATCTAGGCATTTCTACCGGTTTTTTACGAAGTATGTTTGTATCCGTGTCAATAACTACTGGTGCATAGTTTCCGTATGCCGCCGAACTGTTGGACATGTTGTTTTTAAGATCTCCATATACGGTGAGGGCCCTACCCACCTCTACCAAGTTTGTTGATACGACAATGCTATTTGCAACGCCGCCCGCAGTCATCGTTATAGGACCGTCCAGAGTGGCGATGTTGACAGTACTCGATCCGTTCGTAATGTTAGTAGGTGTCAAAGCGAGTGACAACCCCGTCAACAGCGACCCATTGCCCACGAAGAAGGATGCCGCCACGTTACCGAGCGCGTTAATTTGCCCGCTGACCGCGACATTGCCTCCGAGAAACTGCGTGTTGCCCACATTACCGTATGTGGCAATGACGACAGGCGCACTTATATTGCCGATGAAGAACGACGCCGAGATGTTTCCGTTGACGACGTTTGCCTTGTTGATGTTCAAATACGCCAGAGCATCGCTCACGTGATTAACTATCGTCGCGGTGCCCACGTTCGCGGACAACTGAATCTGCGAATCGTTGTAATCGTTGATGCTCGCTGTGATCGCCCCCGTGCGCCCGAACACACTCGGCACCGGGAAGTTTGCACCCGTGAAGTTGAGCCAATTAGACACGTTGCTCGTTGGCAGAGCAGTCAGCAGGTACTGAAGACCGTTGTCCTCTTGGGTCATGAGCGACCCCGCTGGCACGTTGAGCGCGAGACGGACCGCGGAGTTCGCGACGTTGCCCTGAGGGATGAGCGTGAGTCCGCTGAGCGTCATGTAGTATCCGTTTCCGACGAAATAACCACCAGATGACACGTTTCCCGTGGCCATAGAATCCCCGAGTGTTATACTATTCCCTGTAGTCACTCGCGACCCGCTGACGTTGCCATAGACGTCGGCATAGATCACCGAAGGCAGAGCAGTGACGACGCCGGACAACTGGGACCCATTACCGATGAAATGATGACCAGACACATTTCCCGTGACATTCACTTGACCGGCGACCACAACATTTCCGGGGGCAGACACATTTCCTACGATGTCGATGTTCGCAGTAGCGGGAAGTGTGAAACTCGTGATGCCGGACAACTGAGACCCGTTACCGATTAAATAACCAGCGACAACATTTCCCAGGACATTCACTTGACCGCTTGTCTCGATGTTGCCACCGACAAGACGCACGTTTCCAACGTTTCCTGAAGTTGCTATTACAGTCGTCACGTTGGCATATGCGCCGATGACATTGCCGCTGATGTCGAGGTTGGCAGTAGGAGCTATAGTAATAGGTGCCTGCCCGGCAATGACCTGTATGTCCGCCCAAGAATAAATCCCCGAGGGGATGTCGCCGATAACAGCGGTTCCCGAAGAGGTATATATATTCAAAGACATCGTTGTAGTGACAGCCGGCGTCATGATATATTCGGCGGCACCTCCTGGATTCGATTCATCTACCGTAGAGTTACTTTCGTACATTCGGGATTCAGAGCCGACAACTTGTGATGTCGTGTTGTTGTACCAATAAAAGTAAATTGCAACGTTCGATGTCGTAGAAAATGTCTTTCCTCTTCCGGGCATTCCACGAAGTCTATATGTCTTTCCGGGTGCCAATGTGAATACACCAGTCGTTGTGTCCAAGGATATGTCTGATCCGAAACTTGATTCGAGACTCGTGTATACTAAGTTTGCGATCGTGTGGTCAATCGATTGTGAGCTCAATCGCACGGCCTTCATATAACTGGCTGCGACACTGTACAGCTGTCCTGTAGCGTCGTACACATTTCCGTTGACTCTCAAACTAGTATTAGATACCGTGAGAACATCGGCGACTCCTGCGACGCCCATCGTCACGTTTCCATTGCTCGCTACGGTCACGTTGCTGCTTCCGTTGACGATCGATGTCGCAGTACCAGATGCGGAGATGCCGGTCAATAAAGCCCCATTTCCTAGGAAATACCCGGCGGTCACGTTTCCGGTGATCGTAAGATCGGTTATATTTCCGGGAGACCACGTGTTCGATGTCAGGTTCCCGTATATATTCTCTGCGAAAATATTTACGCTATTGATATTGCCGATGACCTTCACATTGCCGATGAAGTTGTTGGTGTACAATGTAGTCTTCAACATTGTAGGTGGTAAATCTACTGGAAATTGACTCATGCTTTATATTACACTACATTTTAAAAAAAACAATTCGAATGTTTTTTAAAATTGATTGTCAATATGAAGTGAAATACACAGTTTAATTAACATCCACAGGAGAAAACCCGATTAAGTATTTATAAACAGGGACCACGACACCCGAGATGACATATTCGTACGGGACACTCCCGCTGGAGTTTTTACCACAGCCGATGAGCGTGCCATCCGACAAAGCAATTACAGCACCGCCGTAGGAGTTGAGGTACCCGGTCATCATGAAATCGGTTGCACGTTTTTGCGACGGGAAATATTGGTTCAGTTGCTTGAATGATGCGATATCCGTCGTAGTCGTATCGCCCCAATTGCCCAATGTGTTATATCCAAACGCATATAAATTTCCAGTGTTGTCCAAAATTCCAGCCTGGTAATATTGGTTGGTGTCCGGCCCGAACGCACTATGTATTCTTGGCGTAACGACCGGAGTTCCTACGTTTGACAACATGTTCCGTTGGAATCCTAAGGACGAAAACCCGTCGCCGTTGTAGAAGGTAGAGGTAATTGTCGTGGCATTCGAAATACCGACCATGGGTTTATACCCTGAAAACAGCATCTGCCCGTCATTCTGAATTATAAAGTGAACGTCGTCTCTCCCATTAGTAAGTCCACCGATTGCTGCGATGTTCGATCTGTTGCTATTCTCGCGTACAAATGTTGTCATGGTTACGGTGTTTCCAATAGCAAGTTCTCCTTGACCGTTGTATCCGCACGCGAAAGATGTACCATTACCGCACAACACTCGAATAGAAGTATTATCTCTGGTATTAAGGTTTATGCCACTGTAGGCATTCATGAACTGAACGTCGGTAACATTCGAAACACCTGGGACTATACATGGTATGTTTACGGATGTTGAAGTATTTCCGAGACCGCACTCACCAATGGAATTGTATCCCCACGTGAACAAACGACCGTTTGATGCCAACGCTGCTACAGTACCGGGCCATCCTGCCGATATGGTTACCTTGGTAATGTTTGCACTCGCGAGGCCATTCGGTATCGCTGGAGTGTTATTTGAGGTAGATTCAGTGGTTCCTCTGCCCAGCGTGCCATATTCGTTCCACCCCCACATATACAGTTGCCCATTTCCGAGCACTGCTCCAAATATTGCAGAAACGATAAGACCCCCACTATTATTTACTCTCAACAGTCCTCCTGAGAGCTGTGTCACAGATTGTGGGAGGTTCACTTGAATGGGTATAAAGTTGCCTACTGCCGATGTTCCGTAATTTCTCCCCCACGCGAAAACACGTCCGTCTGTCGTCAATGCTGCTGCATTAAATTCGTTATTGTAATAATTTGCAAAACCTGGGATCGGAGTCGTTGCCGATGGGAAAAATACAGGTGCAAGCACCGGGTTGTACTGTATATATCCACACGTCTGCAAAGAAGTCGAGTACCCGATACCACTCGCCATCACTTGATCCTTGTACATTAACATTAGACCTTCACCTGCGGTTGCGCAATACGTGGTATCTCCTGAAAATCTCACCACTTCCACCGGTTTTTTACGGAGTGTGTTTGTAGCCGTATCAACAACCACCGGTGCATAGTTTCCATAAGTAGCCACACTATTCCCTATGGTCGATATCACAACATTTCCACCGATTGTCAACGCATTGCCCGTAAGACCGAACACGTTAGAGACTCCGGCGACTCCCATATAGATGTTTCCATTGGTCGTCACGACCACGTTGCTGGTTCCATTGTTGATCGACGTTCCTCCCGACGTGGTGATATTGCTCAACAGCGACCCGTCACCGGCAAAGAAAGGTGCGACCACGGTGCCAAGAACATTCACTTGTCCGCTGATGGACACATTTCCTCCGAGGAACCGAGTGTTGCCCACGTTGCCGGAAGTGGCGACGATGAAAGGCGTCGTCACATTGCCAAAAGTACCAATGAAATAATT